TTTGGGGTCGGTCCACGAGTGACCGAACCGTCTCTGCTGAAAGCCAGAACGCGGCACTCTGCGACACGATGCGCGTGCCGCCGGAAAACGCAGCCCCCGCAGAACCGCCCTTGAGAGGGGCCTCTGCGGGCCCCGCCGAGAACACACCCGTCACGGTGGCCACCTGGCGGGACGGATCCTCTGCGCGCGCGATATATTGCGATGAAACGCGCGGTCGCAGGACAGCGACCTCTCCAAAGGCCGCGTCAATCGCACCGGAGACCTGTGCGTCCAGATCGTCGAAGAGGGTCATTCTCGGTCCTTTCCGTTGTCCCATTCCAAACCGCATCCCGAGTCGCCGCCCGCCACCGCATCGCGGTGTAAGGCAAGCGTTATTGCGCTCACAGAATCTGGGGATAAATCTGTGGAGCTGCGGGTATAGGACAGGCTAAGGCCCCGTTATCTGGGGCCTTTCATCAGAATGCCTAAAAAACGGGCAATTCCTAACGCATTGATTTTGCGCTGCATTTTATCAGCACGGCAGGTGCATAATCAAAAGCGTCCGTTTGTAACCTTTGGGTGTCAAGGGTGAATAACCTTGACGTGGCATCATGTGCCGCGCTGCGGCAAGTGTCAGAGATATCTGACATCACGTCCGCTTGCCCGGGATCAGCACCCGCGGGCGGGTGCAGTATTGCAGCGCGTTCATCTGGAACTCGAGGTTCACGCCTTTGCCGTTCTGCATCTCCCATTGCTTGCCGTAGAGGCGCTGACCCGGGGTGTTCACCGTCTCGATGTAATCGGCCGGGGCATAGACCGTGCGGAAGAGGCCGGGGACGCCCATGGGTACGAGGTGGCACTTGTCGGTCTCGATGCCGACATTCTGACCGCCGCGATAGTTCATCCAGGTAATGCCGCCGAACTCGAAGGCGCCGTAGATGCCGGACGACCCCGAATTGATATACGCGTTGCGCAAGCTCGCGGCGTCGGCATAGCCCTTGTAGGTCTCGCGCACTTCCGGGTGGGCGATCAGGTCATCGAAGAAGGCATCCCCGCACAGGGCCATGATGCCGGTATAGGGCAGACCGTCGAGAATGGCGGCCATCTGGCGGATGACCCCGGCGCATCTCTTGCGCAGCGCGCCGTCGGTGGCACTGGCATTGTCGAGGTCGAAGTCGACCACCGCCTGCTGGCTTTCGCCAAACTCGGTGAAGTAATCGAACAGCACAGAGCCGTCCGCGTCGAGCAGCTGGCCGGTCTTGAGGATATTGAGCCGGTGGTATTCCTCGGTCAGCGCGAAGAACTGGCTGGCCTCTGCGGCGCGGTCGGCGATCTTCTGCTGCAGCCGCTCGACAGCGACTTCCTGACCAAAGGCGCGCACCTGCTGGACCTCGTCGGCATAGATGGCATCGTCCACCTGGAAGTGGGGCACCTTGAGCATGCGCATGGCGCGTTTTGATTTGTCGAAGGTCTGGCCGGGACCGCCCCTTGGGCTGGCGGAGACCAGCATGCGGTTCTGTTCCTTGTCCTTCTCGATGGCGATATCCAGCGTGTCGATGCTGGTGGTCTGAAACAGCCCCATCTGTCCGATGCGGGACGGGGTGTACTTGATCTCACGAAGCGCGTCCGTGAGGCGCATGACGCTGAAGGCGTCCTGACTGAAGATGTTGAGGATCGACATTGGGGGGTCCTTTGTTGCGTCGGCGTGCGGCAGGATTGGGCACGCGGGAACGGCCCGCAGCTGTCAGAGCGCGGGGATTGTGCACGACAGATCAGCCTGCAGCCTGTGGCGGCAGGGGATCGGATTTGAACTGTGAGGAATTCGGGGCTGGCGTTAGCTAATGGTGACAGTCTTCCGCGCTCAGCGCGTTATGATGCCGACCGACGCTAGGTCAGCCTGCGCTGCCGCTTTTTCCGCCGCCTGATCACGGTCGGGGTGCCAGGTCAGGATTTTACCGTTCACCTCGGCATCCCGAGTGATGGCGGCAACTGCAACATCACTTGTGGTGGCATCACAGCCATAAAGCGCAATGGCGACTGCGGTCTGGCTGCCATCGGTGGCGCTGACAGCGCTGGCGAGATATTTGCCGCTTGCCGTGATTTTGCCCAGCACCGTGCCTGGGGCGATGATGCCCACGCCACTTGCGATGGTGATGTTGTCCCGGGAGCGCTGGCCATTGGCCTCGGTCATCAGGAATTCGCCGGGATGCCGGCCTTCAGTCAGAACTGTCATGAGGGGATGTCCTTGGATTGCATGGAGTGCATGTCAGCCGAACCTTGCATTGGCATTGGTGACGGCTTTGGCCCAGCCTGCGATGCTGCGCTCGACGCGATTGTGGAACTCTGCCGGGGTTTCCGCCCCGAGCTCAGCTTCATGTGCAGCGCGATCCGCGATCGACGCTGACGGACTGGCCTTCGGCGACGCCGCGAGAACCTTCGCCGCATCCGCGACGCTCATCTCGGTCTCGAGCGCCAGTACGCGGGCTTGCGCCTCCCGGCCTTCGGCCTCGGGTGATGTCAGGATCGCGGTAATGCGCGCCGTGACCTCGGCTTTGCCGGCGGCAATACCAGCGGCATGGGCTTCGGTCCGCGCCGCCTCGACGGCAGACTGCAGATCAGCGGGACTGATGGCGCCGGCAGGCTGTTCTGCGCCGGCGAAGCTGGCGGACACGGGCGTTCCACCGCTTGGCGCTGTGTTTTGTGAAGTCTTGGTCATGGGTCCTCCCTTTCTCTGGGGGCTTGCCCCGGAGGGCGGTTGTGCAGAGGTGGCGATCACCTCGTCGAGGCTCGCCACACGGTCGGCGAGGCCTTGGGCAATGGCATCGCTGCCGAGATAGGTGCGGGCTTCCGTCGCCCGGATTGCGTCGGCGCTGATCTGGCCTGCACGCCCTTCGGCCACGAGACCGACGAACTGGTCGTAGATCTTCATCACCTCCGCCTGCAGGTCAGCGCGCACGGCGTCCGAGAGCGGTCCAAACGGATGGCCGTCCACCTTGTGGGCGCCGGCGTGAATGAGCGTTGGCTTGACGCCGCGCTCCTCAAGTTCACCCGAGCGGTCGAAATGGGTCAGCACCACGCCGATCGATCCGACCATCGAGGTCGGCGAGACGATGATTTCACTGGCCGCGCTGGCAATGCCATAGGCGGCGGAGGCCGCGACATCATTGACAAAGGCCAAGACCGGTTTGGTCTGGTTGATCGCGCTCACCAGTCTGGCCGTCGCGAACATGCCGGTGGCTTCACCACCGGGGCTGTCGATGTCGAGCAGGATCAACCGAACTTCCGGATCAGCTTGTGCTTCCCTCAGCTGCGCCGCAATGCCCTCGTAAGACACGAGCCCCGAACTGGCCCCAATCCAGGCGCCGCGGTTCACCAGACTGCCGACGATCGGCAGGATCGCCACGCCGTTTTCCACGCGCAGCGATCCAATGCTGCCGTTGTCGCGGCGATATGTGCCAACGAAGCGGTTCGACTGCGGGTCTGGCGCCGCCAAAGGCGCGATGCCAATCCGCCCCTGCAGCACATGCAGGATCAGATCGACCTTGTCCGGATGCAGCAGCAGCGGCCGGTTCAGAACCTGGCTCGCGATCTGCGCAAGCGACGGTCCTGCGTGGCTTTGAAGGATGTCCGGTGGTTCGGTCATCTCATCCCTCCCGCAGAAAGTGCAAATCGGCGCGGGCCGTGGCCCTGCAGCTTGGCACACTGCTCTTCAAAACCCCGAATGACCGCCAGGAGCCGGTCGGGATGCGCGCTGTGATACCGCACCGAGCGTTCCACCCCGTTCGATCCGGCCCGGAACCGCACCTCCATGGCGCCTTGGCCCGCTACAAGCCGGACATAGACCTGCCGCAAGCTGGCCGCCGCCGCGCAGGGGTCAGCCTCATCAATGTGGATCGTCATGTCTCAGCCTCATCGCCGTCGTCTGCCGCACCCGGACCACCACCCTGCGCCCCCATCATCTGCGGCTCGGGCAGGCCGTATTCGGCCCGCAAGGCCCGTTCCTGCGCCAGCTGCTGGTAGACATCGTCCACATCGGCCCCGAGATCGGTGCAGATCATCGCATCCGACATCACGCCGAGCCGCTTCCAGACCTCATGCGCCTTGGCTTTCTTCAGATCATCCGCCTGCGGCCGTGGATCGCCGCGCCACTCCGCCCGGCACGCCGCCGTGCGATTGGCCATGAACCCGGCCACACCTCCCGGAAACGGCACGCCGCCCGCCTCGATCTCTTCCTCGAGCCAGGCTTCATAAATTGGCTGGCAGAATGGCGCCATGATGGTCCGGCGTCGGGCTTTCGTGATCGCGAAGATCTCCGTCGTCGCCGCCTGCAGCGAGGAATAGGTCGCCCCCACATTGTCGCCCGTGGCGCTTTCATAGGTCAGCCCAAGGCACCGCGCGAGTTCCCGCAGCAGATGCATCGAGAAGGCCGCGTACTCCGAAGATGGCTGGTTGGCCGTGTGGAAGGTCAGTTCCTGACCCGGGAACAGATGCGCCAGCCGGCCATTGATCCCGACATCCAGCGTGCTGTCGTCGTAATACCCCGCCACCATCTCGATATAGGCCTCCATCGGCGACACACCCTGCGCCAGCATCTGCGCCTGCTCCTGCGGGGTCAGCAAACCCGCCAGCACCTGCTCAGTCGGCTCGTCCGAGGTGATCGTCACCGCAAAGAGCGTCTGCACGATCGCCGCCATCAGCGTGGCATCCGCCAACTGGTCGAACTGCCGCGCCACCTGCAGCGCCGGAACCAGCGGCGAGATGCCCCGATGCGTGCCCGGCGCGCCCTCGAAGACATGGATCACCCGCGGGCGTCCCGCCCGGTCCCGCGCCCGCACGTCATATTCCACATCATGACGAAACAGGTCCTTGCGGATCGCCCGGTACCCCACCGGCATGCCGTCGGCATCGGTATAAACACCGTTGATCAGCCGTCGTAGGCTTTCGGTCTTGCGCGACAGCCGCTGTGGCGGCAACAGGCGCACTTTCGTGCCGTAGCGGTTCCACGGGCGTTTGCGCCAGGGCAGCTCCGCGAGGATTTCCCCGGTCACCAACCAGGACCGAAACGCCGTCGCCTGCATCTGGCCGAACGTGCGCAGGCCCTGAATGTCGCATTCCTGGGCACTCCGGGCCCAGAGCTCGAACCGCCGCTCCACCGTCTTGGCCCAATCGGACGCCTCCGCAGGCGTCATGCCGAAGGTCTCGTTCTCCGGTAGGGCTTTCAACTGCAGCCCCGTGCCCACGGTATTGGCCACGCATTGCTCCATGGCGCCGGCCAGCCAGCCGCTGTTGTGCAGCAGATCCTTGACCCGTGCCGCCGCATCATCCCAAGCCTCCCCGATATCGTCCTGCGCCTCCCGCAGCGCTGGCTTCCACCCCGCAAAGGTCACACCCCGACCGCCGCGCATGTATTTGCCCGAGGGTCGGAGGAGTGGCGCGGCTGGGGGCGACAAGGCAGGTGGCAAGGCCTTGGAGAACAGGCCACCCAACTTTGACTTCACGAACATGTGAATTACCTCTCTCACGCTGCTGTAGCGCGCGAACACCAAGCGTCACTGCAGGGCGTCGCTGCCGCCGCAGGTTTGGGAGGACTGTGCCGCTGGCAACGACGCAGCCTCAAAAGCGATATTTTGGTCACTATCAAAAGAGAACGCCTCCTCAGCTTTGATCATGGTATCGCCGGGTTTTGTTAAATCAGTGGCGTGTCCTACGGTTGCTACGCTGCCAAGACGTCACGTCCGTAATGGCAGCGCGCCGCCGTCATCACTTTCTTGGGCGATGTGTGAGTCGACGGCGGCGCACTCTGATGCAATTTGCTCTTGTGTTTTGAGAGTTTCGTTTTTTAACTGTTCTTGCAGCCTCGGGTTTTGGCGATGAGAGGCTGCATTTGCTTTTTGTGGTGCGCTCCCCGGACATGGGCGCATGACGGAAGGCACCGGCAGCGTCCTCACACACTCCATGTTGGTCTCGTTGATCCCGACAGAGGGCGCTGCCAAATCGCCCCTTTTTTCAAGAGGAGCGGTCGTCTTCAAATGCGCCCACATTGGACATGCTGAGATTTTTGCGGCAGATGATACCGAATTGCATCCGCCCTGGTTGCTGTGTTGTTCGAAGGAACTCGCATCAACAGGGGTATTGGCAGCGCCCTCCTTTCAGTCGTTCGCTCTCCTCGTTGGAGGGCGCTGCCACCCTGCGCGGTGGCCTGCCGCGCTGCGCTCTGTGCATTCCGGCTTCTCTTGAGCCGGCGCTGGCGCTATTTATTCAGCCTGCTGCCGTGGCGCGCAAATCGCGCCCGCAGCGCGCCGCCGCCTCCGCGACCTGGGGTACCATGCGATGTTGGCGGCGGCGCTTGAACCTCCCCGCCATCAACCTGGGTCCCATCATGTCCCCCTGGCACCGCCGCCTCGCGCTTCGGGACCCGCTCCACCCCCTCCGGAATGCGCTGCACATTCATCGTGTAGCCGATCGCGGCACAGAGCGCCTCGCAGTCGAGAAAGTGGTTATGACGCGAGCGTTTCACCCAGACCGGCTTGCCCTCAATCACCACCCGGGCCTCCGAGGTCAGCTGCTTGCAATACTCCTCCGTGATCGCCTCATGCACATGAAACGCCCCCGGCTGATCCGCCGGCGTGCGGATGCGCGACATCACCAGCGACTTGAAGAAGTCGGTCGACAGCGTCACCAGATCGATCGAATAGAGCGCGCGTCTACCATCCGGCTTCACCTCGATCTTCGAGACCCGGTAGGGCGGGCTCTGCTGATCCCGCCCCTTGGTGGGCGAACAGAGCCAGCTGTAGCGGCGGCAGAACTCGTAGACCTTGTGCTCATTGCCCAGCTCCGGCTTGTCGGGCCGGAAGCCTGAGTCGATGAACACCTTCTCGATCTGCAGCCCACCCACCTGTGTCAGCATCAGATCGGTCAGCGCCGACCAGACGTCATCGTCCTCTGTTGGGCCGTAGAGCTGGCCATTGTCGATCAGCCACGATGTCCCCCGCGCGCCAAAGGCCCGGATCACATAGACGAGGCTGAACTTCTGCACATCCACACCCATCACGAGCCGCAGCCCACCCGCGGGCACATCCCCGGGCCGGTAGGGCTGCCGCCGCTCCAGGATCTCCTGCCAGTCCGGCACATCCCCCGAGGCGGTCATGGCATGGCATTCGCCAAAGCCTGCATTCATCGCCGTCTGGATGCGGCCATGATCGCCGGAGTGCAGCGCTGTGAGATAGGTCTCCGCCCGCTGGCCCCAGGTCACGAAGGGCGAGCAGAGCCCAGAGGTCCACATCGATAGCGTGGCGCTGTCTGCCGGCCCGCCCGTGACATGCGCCGCGTCGTCCTTGAGCGTCACCTGCTGACCGGGTGCGACCATCGCGCCCCGGGCATTCATCCAGACCTTGTCGGTCTCCACGTGCTGCGCGCCGCAGCGCGGACATTCCAGCGTTGCGGCCTGCTTGGCCTGCGCGGGGCTGGCCGTCTTCGGCCAGCGCAGCTGCTTGAAGCGCGGGATGAAGTAGGCCGCGCAGGACCGGCAGGGCCAGGCCCAATGGTGACGCGTGCCCTCCTGCCAGAGCTTCCAGATCGGGCTTTCCAAATCCTCCGGGCTGGACCGCGCCCAGAACTCCAGACCGCTGGCGTCATCCGGTTCGATCTCCACAAGGCCGCGCGCCGGTGTGCTGGTGATCGCGGTGACAAAATCCGCGTAGGTCTCGCCGCGGGCCTCCACCAGACCCAGCACATCCCCTTGGCCTTTCACATTGGCCATCATCTCGTCGTATTCATCGATCAGCGCCAGTGCCGCCGGGTCGGACTTCAGCGCCGTGGACGAGCCCGCATGCGCAAGGCGCAGCCGCACACCGGCCACATGCTTCAGCGTCTTCTTCATCCGCCGGCCGCGCACCACCTTGCCCGCCAGCGTCTCCGCCTCGTCCAGCAGGCTCATCAGCCGTGGCTCGAACTGGTCGGTCAGAAACTCTTTCGTCGGCCCGACGTACAAGATCGGTGCCGGCTTTTGATCGAGCCGCGCCCCGATGATGTCCAGCATGCTGTCGGTCTTGCCCGACTGCGCCGAGGTCACCGCCACCACCCGGCGGTAGCCGCCGCGATGCACCGCCGAGGACCACGGGATCATATAGGGCGTCAGCCCCGGGTCCCGTGGTCCGGGAATGCCCGCCGTCTCGGGATACACCCGGTGGGCTGCCGCCCAGGCCGCAGGGTCACGCTTCTCGCTCGGCCTCCAGATCAGGCCGGCCAGTTTCCAGAGACCGCGCCGCTTCTTCTGCGCGTCTCGATAATCGATCGAATGCGCCATCGATTTCCTGCTCAAGCTTGCGGCGGTCCTGCATGTCCCGGGTAAAGCGGGCAGGCAGACCCTGGAACTCCGCCCGCACCAGCGCCGCCATCTCGCTCACAACCGCCCGCGCGTCCTCCAACGGGATCAAGTCCCGCATGCGTTCCTGGATGCGCAACTCGATCTCGCGTGTGCGGGCTTCCGTCGCCCGGCTGGCAGCCGCACCCTTGCTGTTTTTCGACTGCAGGTCTTCGTAATAGGCGATGACGCCCCGGATCACCGCGACCAGCGCGTATTCGTTCTTGCCCTGTTTCTGGACAAACCCGGCCTTGGCGAGATGATGCACCCATTGTGTGCTGCGCCCACACAGGGCCGCCACCTGATTGACCGTCAACGTATTGGTGCCTTTCTGCGCCCCGTCGGACATGGCTCACCTCTTCAATGTCAACTGGTCAAACACGCGCCGCAGGACATAGCCCCGCAGCACCGAGACACCGGTAAAAATCAGGCCAAGCCAGAGATTTTCCAGGATGCCGACCTGCAGGCCAAATCGCGGGAACACCGCAAACTGCGTCGCGACAGCCAGCACATACCCCACCACCGTGTTGGTGATCGCCTCGATCAATGACAGACGTTTTGATTGCGCCATGGGCACCCCATAAAGCAATGGAATTGCTCGGAACTCAGTGGATAAGCACCGCTGAACGATCAATCCTGTGGACCGAAAATGGAACCAGGAGGCTTACCATGTCCATGCTTGGCATCAGCGGCGCTCACGTCAGCCTGCACATCATCGAATTCCCGTCCGGTCGCTTTGGCTATGTCGGGTCCATCCCCACAGACCTGGGAGACAAGGTCCCGGCGGATCGCGCTGCCATCCTCGGGCAGAGGGCCTTCAGCGACCCTGAAACCAACGCCCCCATGATGTGGAAAGCCCCCAGCTTCGAGACAGTGGAGGCGGCGATCGCCCATGCGAAAAACCGCGGCCACAGCCCGATGTGGAAAAACGAAGCGCAGTAAGACGCGCTTTAACAGGGCCTCCGGGTCCACCGAGAGGAGAGCCCGGCTGGTCCGGGCTTGCGGCGGTAGAAGGCCGCGCTGTCGCGGGGCCAGCACCATGGAGGGCACCGACGTGACCGCCGATACCAAGAAAACCATCATCATCAACGGTGAACCCTACGAGACCGTGACCACACACGCGCTGCGGATCGGCGACGTGATCCGCGCCGAGGGCGCCCTGCTCGAATTGCGCACGCGCAACGAGGGGCCGGACAGGGTCAACAACAACGCTGCCGGCAACGTCGTTTGGCTGCGCGGATACCCGATCGGCGACGCGCTCGGCGCCATCCCCAAAAGCTGGCTGACCCGGGACGAGGACGGCGAAGGATACTGGCTTGTGCAAGGCAATGGCCGCGCCACGTGGCTGCGGAGGATCCCCTGCCCTCAGAACAGATAACCCACTTTGTCCGACCGAATGCGCCGGGGCTGCATCTCCGGCCAACCACAGGAGACCCGTAGCATGACACCCAAACATCCGACCGTCACCGTTCAGCTCACCGGTGAGGATGGTAACGCCTTCGCCATCCTCGGTCGCTGCAAGCAGGCCGCCCAAGTGGGCGGGCTCGCAAAAGCAGACATCGACGCCTTTCTGACCGAGGCCACATCGGGCGATTATGACCACCTGCTGCAGACCGCGATGCGCTGGTTCGACACCCAGTAAATGAACAGATCAGCATCAATAAGAGCAATCTTATGATGCTGATTTTCCTACGCTTTCCTCCAATTCTGAGCGATTCTACCTCCTGACAGCCGAACCGGGCACCCGCCCACCACGGCGCACGAACAGGAGGAGCAGACATGGCTCACACACTTTCCGCGACCTGCCTCGCGATTGCCCTCGCCGACGCGCGCGGCACGCTGAGCTTGACGGAGCGCACCGACCGCTGGGGCGGCACCTTCATCGCCATCGGCGACACGCACGGCACCATCGAGATCGCCGAGGACATGGAGGCCGCAAACAAGCGGGTCACCGACCTGCGGAACCGCGCAGCAGCCTAACGCGCCCAAACAGCCCGGGACCTCCGGGCTCGCGGCGGTAGAAGGCCCGCGATGCACGCGGCGCACAAAAAGGAGACACCGACATGCAAGTCACCATTCGCTTTGCAGACCCGCGTACTGCACACGAGAGCGTTGACCGCGCCCTTGGCTGCATCCTTTTGCAGACCGAAGCCAAGACCGCAAACCGCTTGATCGGAGGCTTTTATTTTGACACCGAACGCGACCCGCAGGACATCTTTGACGCCTTCGCGGCAGACGGTTTTGAGAAAGAAGACTTCAGGAGCATCGAGTTCTCATGGTCCTGATCGCGCAGCCTGCCCCCCTGCCCGGCTGGTCCGGGCTTGTGGCGGTAGAAGCGCCGCGATGAACGCGGCCGCAAGCAGGCCCGCGTTGCGCGCGCCATAATCACAGGGAGACGCCCAAATGACCAATCGCACCATTCTGCCCAGCCAGAACACCGCCTACGGCTTTTACGGCACCGTCACGACCTGCCCGCAGCGCGACTGCACCAGTGACACCCTCTGGACACTTGCCAGCACCCTCATTGCCGAAGCGGTCAATGCCCAAGGCGAGGCGGAGATGATCGGCATCCGCGACTTCCTCGACAGCAAGATGGGACGTCACTTTGCCGATGAGGTCATCGACGCCCTGCGCTCTGGCGAGGCCAACACCAAGGCCGCGCTCGACGCGACGATCGATAAGTGGATGCGCCGCGGGATTAACGCACAGACCGAGATCAGTCACGGCATCCCCGAAGGCCTGCCCCATCTCGATGGCTGGGTCACCCATTACGCCATTCTGGCAGAAACCGACGACGTGACCTGACCAGTCGGCATCACACCCAGCAGGCCCGCCTTTCTGGCGGGCTTCACCCGGTAGAAGCCGCCGCACACCGCGGCGG